GCAGGATAGACCTTGCTTATATCTCCTTGGCGCACAGATAGCACGTCACGCATACGCTGATCACGCGCTGAGTACTTAGTCTGTAACCGTGATACCTTAGCAATAACCTCTTTGGTTGTAAGCATTTTTCCTTATCTATTCTTTACGCCGAACATACCGCCAAGACCTGCACCGCCACTGCGTGGTACATATGTAGGTTTTTTACCAGCGGCAAGTTCAGCAATCGTCTTATCCATACGTTTTGCTACTGCTTTAGGAACTGGCTTCATTGGATCAAGTTTGTGTGCTTCTTTGAAAAGTTTTTTCAAATCTGCTGTAGAAATTTTCTTTTTGGCTGCCATTATTAGTCCTTACTTCTTTTTCTTAAGTTTAATTACTGGCTTCTTCTTAAAGCCTGGTAGTTTAACGTCTGTATCTCCAGGATACTTTTTGTTCTTAGAAGGCACTTTCTTCTTCTTAGTAATAAAATCATCAAGCGTTGGCTTATTTGGCATTATTTCTTCTTGCCCATCTTCTTAGTAGCAGCTTTCTTCTTAGCCAACTTAGCGGCCTTCTTACCTTTTGGCGTATATGGGAATTCCATTTTTCCTACTTTTGGCATAATTGCTCCTTAGATGAATTGACGTTGTTGTTCTGCTAACAGCTCGTCTATGTTTACTACTAGACGCTTGCCTCGTTCATAGCGAGACAAAAATGGATTCTTTAGATGGTGTGTGGTATGTATTCCGTTATTAAGCCATTCTCTGGCTTTAATCTCACAGAACCATAGAGCCATCACCATATCGGTCTTACCCTTAGTAGTGGGTGACCAGGTAATAAGTTGTTCTATTAAAGCCTTGACATTCTCGGTCTGATCTGATGGGAGATGAATAATGTTATCTCTGTGGTGCTTACCATCTTGCTGTTTAGTTCCAAACAGGGTAGACATAGAAGCTACACCAAATCCTGCATCCCATTTGTTATTACCAGTATGGTGTTCTCTAAGTACTGTTCCCTTAGATGCTAGGAACTGCCTGATACCTTCATCCTGAGTTAGGAAGGACTGGAAAGCGTTACGCTCTACAACCCATTCAGCAGGTGCGTAGACGTTGGTCCAATCAATAATCAACTGTCTAATCTGAGCAGGTGTTGGTCTAGTAATCTTGATAGCATCTACAATGTAGCGCTTATGAGTAACACGATCTACGCCGTAGCAGATAGCGGCAGTATCACCAACCATTGCAGGGTCTAGTCCACATACAAAAGAAAAACCAGTTAAATCTTTAGGATGGCCTGGGGCTCCCATCTGGAGCCTACCTGCTTTACGCATACCATCAATAGAGCCCTTTACACAAACAGGGTCAAAGGTGGCATCATCTGAAACATCTTGCTGCTGATAAACTAAAGCCCAAGTCTGAGCATCCATAGCTTGACGTTCTGCATAGAGATGCTTACCGTTCCAGCGAGGATATAAACCCTCTTCGGTCTTATCAGAGTCTTTCTGCCCATCAAAGGGTTGGTCTGAGTTAGGCCAGAGAGTTACCCACTTGGTGGGGTCCTCATTGGTTTCAAGTAATGCTGGCATTGCCAGATATGTCCAAGGGACCAGACCACCAGGGTATCTATCAGGAGAGCGTAGTTCTTTGTATAAGTCTACAGAGGCAACGCGGGTTCCGATAACAATTAACTTACCAGTAGGGTTAAGACGTGATCTGACATCTTGGGTAAGCCATCTAATCTGCTTTTCAAATTCATTTGCATTCTTTAAGGTAACAGCATCATCAACAATAATCATATCGGCACGCTTACCGTATATCTGACCGCCAATACCTACAGCTTCTAGGTTTGGGTCCTTCTCAGATGATTCGCGTAGTTCATCACCGAAGGTGACTCTAGTGGTAGTCCAGGTAGCAGACTTAGAGTTAAAGCCGACTCCAGCAGCATAGGCTTGCTGTAGGGTCTCATACATTGGATGGGTAAGGCGCTGCTTGATGGCATATAGGAAATCTGCTGCAAGCTGCTGAGTCTGGGATACTATCAGGACTCTAAAGTTAGGATTCTGGACTATCTTCCAAGTTACATAATCTACGGTAATCGTAATTGACTTGGCGTGGTTCGGAGGGATGTTGATAAGGATACGGTTACTTGCTAGACCCTTTTCAAACTTCATAGCGGGATGGTGCCAGGAAGGGTCCCTACCCTCTATAACATCTGCCAGGTTCTGCTGGTGAGGGAAGGTAGTCTGATGAAGAAACTTCTGGCGGAACTCGGCGAAGCCGAGGTCGTGGACATCGGTAGCTGCAAAGTTCTTGGAGCGCAGTCCTAAACGGGTTCTATCAACTTTATCTGCGAAGACCTTGTCGGATCTGCGGTAGTATTCATAAGTCTTCATAGACTTACCAGCTTCACCGCAAGCCGTCTCTATAGTCATACCTTCTGCTACAGCGTTAAGGATTACCCTCTTAGCTATATCAGCAGTGTTATTAGAAATAGCAGGCTCCTAAATTATAGATAGATTACACCCAACTAAATGAGGCGACTTGCGCCTCGTCATCGGGCTTGGCGCCCGAACGAGTCACAACGAAGTGAGGGGTAAGTCCGCTACAGCCCTTAGAGGGGCGTAGCGTCAGCGTAGCCCGCAGTAAGCTACAACCATTCCGCTTACTGCTCCTATACTGTATTAGGCGGGAAAAAATAGTCATTTCCCGCTTTCTTTCTAAAAATCTTTATTTTGTGGTAAACATCACAATTAAATACGGACAAACTAGGACACTAGATGATCAAGGTTCACTTTAGGAAAAAAACTTTGTTGGGGAGTACAGTCACCCACGCACGCGCATTTATCACCTAGGGTCGGTGTTTTTTACGCGTGAAGACTTGCGTGGAAGTGTGCTAGGCGTGGTGAATTGTGGTGAGAAGTGGTAGATATTGGAGGGAGGCCTAACCTATCGGCAGCCCCTCGCCCCTAATAATTCTCCGAGCCCTTACTTAATATCTCTAACCGATAGCCCTGCCCGATAAGGCTGGAGCCCTGCCCTGCCTGGATCTATTGCAGGAGCCAGGCCTTAGATCCTGCCAGGCCTTGCGATACTTGGAGAGCTGTTAGAGCCTGGACCCTGGACCGATAAGGCCGACAGCTCCAGGCCAACACGCTTGAAAGATTTATCCCTGGCCTACTTGACGGGATAGATTAGCCTCGTATATCTTGCTCCTATGGCCTGGCAGATCGCCAGGCCTAGATAGGGACTTATGAATACTTTCATCAAGTGTTGCGATCATACTTTCATCAAGCAAGGCTGCTCCTGCCATAATTGCAGCGGCAATTCTTGCAACTTTATCGCTGTTAAATTAGCTTCAATATTCAAGGATAATCAAGTGCAATTTATCTCCAGCTTAACCGTTGATGAATTCGAGCTATTCACCGCCGATCTAATTGACGCTCTGGATATATTAATTGAAGAGTGGGGCAACTAGTTATGAATAAAACAATTTCAACAGATACACCTAACGCCTGGATCGGCTGCCTAGGCTGCTACAACAGCGGGACCCTATTCGGTAAGTGGGTAGAAGGGACACAGGCGGCAGATCTAGAAGCTGCGGGCCTGGCTAAGGTTGAGACGGTAGGAGAATACACCGCTGCGCGTTGCGTGCGCTGTTTTGGTGATGAATTCTCTGTGTTAGATCACGAGAATTTCCACGGGTTTATCAAGGGAGAGTGCTCCACGGTAGAAGCGCAAGAGGCGGCGGAGCTAATCGAGAGCATACAGCGCCAGGGAATAGATATTGCTGCCGCTGGCGCCTGGATCTCTTTCACGGGCCAGGCGTGGGACTTGAACAGCTTCGAGGACAGCTATCGGGGAGAGCGCGACAGCTTCCAGGACTACGCGGAGGAGCTAGCGCGAGAGCTTTACGGGGATCAATTAGACGCGGCCCGCTGGCCCTTCTCCTGCATTAATTGGGAGCACGCTGCGCGAGAGCTCTCCTACGATTACCACACGGAAGACGCTCCAGGCGGCGGCGTGTTTATCTTTATTAATTGCTAGGCCTGGACTATGGCCCACGGGATACCGTGGGCTGTGGCCTAAGCCTAGCGGCTAGGCCCTGGCAGATCGCCAGGGAATTAAGAGAGGGAGAAAGTATGGACACGATTACAGAAACAGGCGCGGCTACTATTACAGCGAGCGCCGCGAGTGTAAGAGAGCTATTGGCTGGAGCTGCAACACAGGCCCACGCTAAGGAGGATTTGCCTGCGATTAATTGCGTGAAGCTCTACAGCGAGGGAGGCAGGCTCTACGCTGTTGCCACAGATCGCTATCGCCTAATTGAAGGCAGCATAGAGGCAGAGATAGAGGGAGAGCTGGCGGCTACTGTGCTGCGCCTGTCCGATATTAAGCGGATTCTGGAACTATTGAAGGAGAAGCGCCTGGACCGTATGCCTGTGCAGATTAACCGCGTGGGAGATCTTATTAGCGTGGCTGTGGCTGGCAATAGCGCTACCGTACAGGCGTGGGAGTGCAGCTACCCGCCGCACGCTCAACTATTCCAGGCGGGCGATACTGTCCCTGTCGGTGAGATAGCGTTCAACCCTGGTTTTTTTGCAGATTACTCTAAGATAGAGAAGCTGGCAGGCAGAAAGTCCAGCGCTGGCGTGAAAGTGTCTTTCTATGGAGAGAGAAAGCCTATCGGGATCCACTTGAACGGGGATAAAGTATCCTGGCGGGCCTTGCTTATGCCTATGAGGACAGCTTAGGGCCGTGCTGTCGCGCTCTTTCTTTACGGGGAGAGCGCGGCGGCCTGGATCTAATCGGATACCAGGAGAGAGAGGGAGAGTATGACGATAGAGAAGCTGTATTCGGGAGCGTGGCGTATCTGTGGCGTGGTAGAGGGAGAGAGCGATCACTACTTTCTAAACCGCGTGTATTATGGTTATACCAAGCGCCAGGCTATTAGGTTATGGAATAAGCAAGTGAGAGAGGAGGCGGGCAAGTGAGCGAGCAATTACTAGATCAAGGCTGGTGTGTAGAACACTACGCCTATTACTATAAAGATGAAGGTTGCGAGACTTGTAAATTAGAGGAGGAGAGAGAGTGAGAGATATATTCGAGCTATCTTTTCGCTGGCAAGACGGATTTATTCAAGTCTTAATCTATGCCCTAGTAATCTATCTAGGGCTAGTAATCATAAGCAAGATAACCGATAAGAGGGAGAGAGGGAGATAATGAAGGTCGCTGATCTATTAAGTAATAACGCCTATAAGGAGGCGTTAGAAGGCTGGTCTAAGGTGGAAGATAGCGTAAGACTAGGGCAGAAGATACGCATAGAGCGCGAAAACTTACCTATAAAGACAGGATACGCCTATAAGGAGGAGGGTGCTTGGCTTGGTATTAGATACACCTGGCGCAGTATGCGTTGGTGGAGCTTACTTAATTACAATAACCCTCTAATAAAGTTAGAGGCGCAGGAGTTAGACGGAGAAGGTAAAGCCTATTGGATAACACTATGGGAGAGAGGGAGATAATGAGTAATTACAGAACAGTAGGAGAACTGATAGAACACTTGAAGGGGGAGGACTTAAACGCCCCGATTATCTATCAGTATTACTTGGCAGAACACTTTGATATCTCGGAGGAGGTCTTTGGGCAGGTTGCTGGAGATTTTGATTCTCTAATTCCCTGCTCTGACTCATATGAGGCTATATCAAGAGAGATAGATAGCAAGAGGGAGGAAGCTAATGTTTAAGATGAAATATAAGCTACCTAAAGGGGTAGAGCTGGAGATACTAGACTATGACGCGGAGCGCAAAGACCGCCAAGATAGCGCGTTCTATACTTGGGGAGATACTAGCGATGTAGCTCTCCTTACCTATGAAGGGCGAGAGTATCGCGTGGTATGTGTAGGAGAAATGCGTATCCTCTACAAGGGGGAAATAATTAGATACTGCGATGATTTAATAAGGGCAGGTATCAAGCGCGACAAAGACCTGAGCAAGATAGATGATAACGGAGGAGAGTGGATAAATAACTCTTGGTTTGAGGTTATTGATGAGGGCTCTAACGAATACACAGGCGAGGTCTATCACGAGGTCAAAGACGCTATTGAAACAGTAGCTAATTGGATAGTAGATAAGGAGCTAGTCAATGCCTAAGACAAAATATGAACCTGAATTAGATGACCTAATCAAGATGAAAGAGGAGGAGGAAAGTAATGAGAAGTTATGAACTAGAGAAGGTGGAGAGCTATGCTATCCGCGCAAGGAATATAGATGAGGCTATGGAAATCCTTAATGGGTTAGATAACTCATCAGCGTTTCGTGTAAATGTAAGAGCGGTCTATGCTGGACAAGAGGAGGAAGCAAGTGAATAAAGAATACTATCAAGCTAAGGCAGACCTATGCCGAGGACTAGCCATAAAGCAAATGGTGGAGGGGGAGGCTGGCGAGGCAGGTAAGAACCTAATTCGTATGGTTAATGCCCTAAATCAAATCAACTTAATCAACTACAAGGAGGAGAAGGATAATGATAATCAGAGCAACCCTAGAGTTTGACATTAACATAGATGAGGCATTGGAAATGGGTTTTGAGATAGATAATGTGGAGGAGTTTGCTAAAGACCAAGCCCTCGACACTATCCACTCACTAATTATGTCCAATTCGCTAGATGATTTGATGACAGTAAAAGAAATAAAGGAGGAGCTGGTATGAAACCCGTTAAGTTCTATGAGATAACAGAGAAAGAGGGCCAAGACGCGGTGTGGGGTGGCGCTAGTGCTACCGAAGCGGTGGAGTGGTTCAGAAGGGGGCTAGATAGGAGGGTCTTTGTATCTATTTGGAACGAGGAAGATCCCGAAGAGCCTGTTTTGATGGTTGATAAAATTGAGGTTAGCACCTTGCTCTTAGCTACCATAGTAAGTGAGAGGGGGAAGGCGTGAGAAGTGGATACTGCTCTGGTTGTAAGAGATCAGCGCTACTGATTAGCGAATACTGTGCCTCTTGCGAGGCTAGATACGAGGGAGAGGGGGAGGAGTAGTGTTATTTCTAGGCGTAATACTTGCTACTATCCTTGCTTATTTACTCATTTGCTGGGAGGATTCTCTCAATGAAAACGATAGATAAACGCAGAGCCTACTCTGAGAAGCGAGCTGTATGGCTACGCAACTATCAGAGGGCTAGGGCAAGGGCTTTAACACGCCTTGCTCAGCAGTATCCCGACCAATACAAG